ATCGTCTCGATCTTGTCGTAGACCGCGTTTTTCGATGGCGCCGTTGTGATGTCGCCGTCCCATCCAGACCCGTATGCGGTATCCGAAACCATCGTCTCAATCTTGTCGCGCACGGCGTTCTTCGATGGCGCGACGTCCGCGACTCCATTCCAAGACGTTGCATCGTAAGCCGTATCGGAAATCAGAACAGAGATTGCCGTGGCAATAGCATTCCGGAGACGCGCGATGTCAACCTGTTGCTGAACGTCGATACCAGCGGACAGGGGGTAAAAAATCGACGCGCCGGTCAGGTGCGCCGCAGCCGTAGACCCTTCAGCGCCACGGATGACCGTATAGGTCGCGGTTGCGATTCCGGTAACAATCAGGATTTCATCATCGATCCAGATCCGGAACGGCTTCGTGAACGACGGAGAGCCCGCAACGGGGACAATGTCCAAGGTCCCGTCGCTGTCGGAAATTCCCCCGTCTAGCGTGGTTTCGGCGTCGTCGTCAAGGAGTTCGATCATTGGAGAGTTTCCCGCGAAGGCCAGAGCAGATTAGCCTCCGCACGCCATTGCGCAATTGGCGTTGGCATTGCTTGCCCATGAACCGTTTACGCCGTCACCGCCGACTTTAGTCCAGACCCCCGAAGCGTATCTCCACACTTCGCCTTGGCCGTCTGTCGGCCCGCCGACCCCAGCGTAAAGATTGCCGTCCCGGTCGTACACGATATCGCCCAAATACAAAGTAGAACTCCCCCCAAACGTACCGTTTCCCGTGGCAATCTGAGACCATGAGCCAACAGAACCGGCCGACCACGACGCCTGCCAAACTTCTACAGGACGCGGACCTACGCCCCAGCCGACGATGGCCGTGATCACGCTTCCGGAAATCCTTGCACGCCAAACCGCGCCACCTTGCGAGGCGTTGTTCAATGACCAGGGTTGCCCGACCATAGTCCACGTGCCGGTAGAGACGCGCAACGTCCACACGCGAGGACGAATACTAGAGGAGAACCCGCCGGTCATGAGATTCCCGACGAGATACAAATCCGGATCATCGGTAGGCTCGATAAACGTAATCCAGTCACAATTTGTCGGGTCTGGAAAACTCAGGTTGGTGTAACCCGTCGAACTGTTCCATTTGTACAGGCGAACATCGGAATAGTCGGCGACGCGGAGAGCGACAAGCAGTTCATCATTCGCTCCACCGGTAGGCCGCAGCGCGGTGACGCCAAAAACGGATGCAACCCCACCGGGGAGCGCGACGGTATTCCAGCTGTGAGGCGATGATTTTGCGGAGGTTAGAAAATTGGAAGATTGGCCAGTCGTCGTCATAATTCCGACGTACCTGTTCTCGCGGGTATCCACGACTGAATTGATGAATCGGCGGCCGGAGGTACTCGGGACCAGTTGATTCGTGAAGGTGCTGCTGGTTGTCAGGTGAGGTGCTGATTGGTATAAAGCGATAGTCCCTGTGCCGGAGTTCATCCCCATGAATAGCGAATTGTCATAGGGCGAGAAATATAAACAACTTGTCGCATCGTAGGACCACGACCCCGTTATCTGCGTCCATGTCAGTCCAGCGGGACTCAGGAGCCACAACTTGGCCGCATCGAGGCCAAAGGCCAATTCTGCGAGCAGACTGCGAGGCACCCGGAGAATGGACGACACTCCGACTTTCATCTTGTCCAGGTCTATGGTCAGCCCCAGCACCTTGCATTCACTGTTGACGTAACCCCCGATCGCTAACCCATCGAAGTGAGTCAGCCCGACGAGCTTCGCGAGTTCAAGATCGGCAATGGTGTTCGGTAGGTCCATGTTCCAACTCTGCCGGAAGCTACCCAGGCTGAGAAACGACATGCGACGCCTGATCACAAAGAGAGCCGTGTCCGGGTCTCTCACGTAATCCATTTGAAAGTCTTCAGCTTCAACTATGGATTGAGGGGGAGATGACACAACTCCGAGCAGGTCTTGATCGGTAAAGTTGTCGTAGATTGCATTCAGGCCGTATTCGTTGCTCGCGTAGTTCTTTGCAAAGTGATACCGGCATTGATTGACCGTCGGCTTTGCGATTTCCTCGTAGAAGGAATTGATCTCCACGTCGTGCCCGGCCGTGAATAAAGGCCGTGAAGGGTCCGTATCTTGGACATACGCTATCGCCAGCTTTCCGTTCTTCTGCTGGTAGAAGTCGATCTCGAAGTTGGAGAGGAATGCCCCAAGCCACTCCCGGACCGTCATCGCGCGGGTAATCGCGCCGTCGCAAAGGAATCCAGAAGGCGGAGAATCGTCCAAAATCGTGTAAAACTTGTCGAGAACCGCTTCGATTGTAGAAACTTCCCAAATAGAGTCATCGGCTCCGGCTTTCGCCATCGCCAGATAGATCATGTTGATGAAGAAGTTGATCGGGTTGCGGTTCTCCTGAAAGGTATTGGCGACAGGGATGCCGTTCCACTCCCCGCGGAAGTTGATCCCCCAAATATCGGCGCGAATCTTCGTCCCGTCAGGCTGCTGCACTAAAAAGTCAACGTAGGTCGGAGTCGCCGTCAGCGTCGGGATTTCCGCAAAGACCTTGGACTCTTCGGTGAGCACGTATTCGTCAGGGTTGACGGGAGAATAGAAGTTCTCGCCGGGAAGTTGCCGGTAAAGCGCAATGTTCTCGATGGGGTGAATTGCCGCGCCATATCTCTCGACGAAATCCGGCGGAGAGTTCGCCGAGTCGAATCCGATATGCGGCAACTCGATGACGCCTTGCGGGTTGTCGTCGGACGAGACGCAGGCCCCATTCACGATAGGGAGAAAGGCGTTATCGATCCCTTCTGCCAGGTTCGGATAATTGACCCGATTGATGACGCTCGGCAGTTCCTCGTCAATCCAGGCGTTGACCATGTCCTGTATCGAGATTTCGCAGTAGCCTGGCCCGAAGGTCGTGTTCGTGACCGCGCCCCTGTAGATCGGATCGGCGGCGGCTTCGCTGGTTCCCTCTTCAACGATCTTGATTTCAACCAGGCGACGCCGACTCGGCTCCACCGAAAGCAAATCCCGGAACTGACGATCCGTGTCTGCAATCCGGATCACGGCATCGCCAATTCGCGGAAGGCTGATCGGAATGGAGATGGAGCGCTCGATGTAGCCCCATTTCAAGACTCTCGCCTCGTAGGTCCATGAGGGATGGTTTACGGGAAGGTTAGAGAAGTTCTGTGTCCCGGAATCCAAGTAGAACCGGGCGACTACTACGAATTTCGGATCGCTCAAGCCAATACCGTTACCGGATCAATCTCACCAGTGAGGGTCATTTGATAGTCGTAGACCGGTGGGTCTATCTCGTCCTGAAGCTGGCCAGGATGGAATCCTGCTTCCTTGCGCACGTAAACGGATTCCAAGGGACTGGCCGTGTAATCCAGGGAGAAGTAGAAGGGGGTCAATTGGCCGTCCACGGCATCATGTAACGCTTGAAAGGCTGCAAGTTGAGATTCCGTCACCCGGAACGTCAGAACCCACTTGTCGCGCGAATACTGCCGGCGCAGCCAGCGGACGCCACGCTCCGTAATCAGCTCCAGGTCCTGCTGCTCTTGATCGTAGGATCCGCCCCACCGTGGACCGACAGGAAGCGCAACCCATGTCGAGCCGTTCAGGCTGTAGGCTGTATTTCCCATTACGCCACCACCGGGACGGTGCTATTCACGCCGCCTTGAGCGTTCCTCAGGATTGTGATTAAAGCTGCTGTAATGCCATCTCGATTGTTCTGGAAGTCTTTTATTAGCGTGGGCTCGATCTGATCCTTAATCTCCTTCTCCAGCGATTCGGGAACGCCGTAAAAGGTGAACTGCGGGGAATACTCGCTGTTGACGGTGATGGGCGCGCCAATACCGCCGGGAGTGACGGAAGTGACTGCAGCGGTCAGGCCATCAAGCGAAGGGATCAGACGGTCAATGGCATCAGCGAAGCTTGAAGGAGACTCGCTAGCAACCCCGGAAGCCGTTCCGCCTTGAAGTTCCGCAATGGTCGCGTCCATCCCTTCGAAGATCTTCGAAAGGTTCGAGCCGAAAATCTCCCTGAAGTGATTGAGCGATTGCTCTGCAACTTTTGCCTCAGTCGATCCTTGAGCGGCAAAGTCGGAATTGGCCTTCAGGAAGTTTTTCCAGAGTTCCTCTGTTGAATCTCTCGCGGTTTTAGCTTGATCAAGCGTTAAGGAACCCGCCTTTTTCATCGAGTCGAAGGCGTCGACCAGGACTCCGAGTTGCTTACCGAAGGGATTTTCTACGCTCTGAACGAACTCGTTCGCCGTGCGCCGACCCTGCCCAACGAAATGATGGATGGCAAATCCTGCAGCGATGGCGCCAGCTACGGCCAAGGTGATCGGGTTGGTTGCAAACGCGCCAACCGCCCCAAGGCCGCCACCGCCAGCCCCGGCGGCTCCCGCTGTTCCCGCTGCTGTTCCAGCACCAGCGGCCGTTCCGGCAGCAGCCCCGCCGAGACCAACGGCTCCGCCAAGCTTGCCAAGGATTCCGCCAGCGCCGCCGCCACCGAGAAGAACATCTGCGAGCCCCTGTCCGAGCTTGCTCAGTGCACTGGTTAGTGGAGACAGGAGCCCGGTAGCGAACGCCTGGAACATGGATTCCGCCGTCGTCATGGCGATGTCCTTCATGGCCTGGCCAAAGTTTTTGGCGTGGAAGATCACGTCACTGAGACCCTTGACGAGTCCTGAGGTGACGTTGGCTGTCGCCTGCTCCCAGATGCGGCGGTAGGATTCTGCGGCCTGCTTCTGTTCGTCGTCGATTTTCTTGATAACCTTGATTCTGGCGTCCTGCTCTTCTTTCGCACTCTCCTCATAGACTTTGGTGTGATAGTCGAGCGATCTGTCGAGGTCATCGCGCATCTGGTCTTCGGCATCGCGCGCCACCTTGATGCTTTTCTGCTGGGCGTCGAAGATGATGCGGTCCATCTCGTCCATCGCCTTCAACTGCTTATTGAGGGACTCGATTTTGGCTTTGGTTTCTTCCTCGTAGATTTTGGTGTGATAGTCGAGCTGCTTATCGAGAAGGTCGCGCTCGGAATCCTCCATCTTGGTCGCGAACTGAAGCGATTCCAGCTTTGACTTCTCTATAGTTTCGGCAAGTTTCTTGTATGCCGTCGACTCCAATCCAAGCTGGATGGTGTTTGTCTTGTGGGCTACGGAGACAGCTTTAACTGCGGGATGCTCTTTGTAATAAGCCTGCGTCAGTTCACGGACTTGCTTTTCCTGAAGCTCAATACTTTTCCCTGCGGTTGAGTACTCGATTCCAAGAGCCTTTAAATTTTGGATCGACTTCAGGACATTCTGTCTTTGCTGGGCTTCTGCGACATTTTGATTCCGAGTCGCTTCAGTATTGTTCTGGATGGTTTGGTAGAGATCGTATCCAACCTTCGCAAGCGCCGCAGCCCCAGCAATCGCAGCCGCCCAAGGGAGAGCCAATAATGCGACTCGAAGCGCGACGCTTGATTCGACCACCAATCCAATCGCAATTTTTAGGTCGGTAAAGCTTTTCACTGCCGCAAAGATCGAAAGATTGCTGAATGCGGCAGCGAGAACGGTACTGGCCACGCTGAGTTGTCCATAAAGAGTAATCAGGCTCGAAACAGACAAGGCCATCGCGCCGAGCGCGATAAGAAGCGGCCCAACAGCGGCTGCCAGTAAAGCAACGACGGTCACCGTCGCTTTGGTGGAATCACTCCATCCAGACATCAATTCCCGGATACGGCGAAGCGCGTCAGCGATGGTTTTGAGAGGCCCCTCCATCGCACGGAACAATCCCTCAGTAAGTTCGCCTGAGATGAATCTGGACTCGTCCTTTATGGTGGAGATTAGCCCCTTGAATGTCTCCGACATCTTCCCCATCATCCCGCCGTATTGCTGTTGCATCCCTTTAACCAGCGCCTCGATTGCGGCTCCTGCAGGAACGGCTCCTTTCTCGACCAGATCCCGCAGGGCGGCTTCCGAGATGTGCATGTTCTCCGCCAGGATCTTCCACGCCGGTATTCCAACTTCCGTCAGTTGGTTCATTTCCTGCGTTGCCACCCGGCCGCGGCCTTGCATCTGGCCCAAGGCCAGAGTGACGCGGTCGATCTCCGCAGCACCGCCGCCCAGACCTGCAACGGCATCCCCGACGGCTGTCAGTAACGGCCGAACCTTGTCCGCCTCGAATCCCATCGCCATCAACCGCTGAGACGCGCGGACCAGGTCGGGGAATTCAAAAGGGGTTTTCGCTGCGAAGTCCTGCAAGCCTTTGAGGAATGCCGTCGCCTTCTCGCCGCTCCCGAGCATGGTCGTGAACGCGATCTGAGCCTGTTCCTTCATGGCATTGAACTGGACGCCGATTCCAGCGATTGCAGCAATGGGAGCCGTAAGCCCGGCAGTCAGAGCGACGCCTGCTTTCGTGGCTCCAGCGCCGAAGTCGTCGAGCAACTTCGTTGTGGGCTTTACGAACTTTTCGAAGTCGCGGACCTGCCGTTGCGCTTCGCGGAGGTCTTTATTGAACTCGTTTGTTGAGGCTCTAAATTCGACAAATAATTGACTGAGAGCGCCTGGCATTTCTATCCCCCCTTCCTTACGACTTCGTCGATGGCTGCAATGAATTCCTGTGATGCGATTTGCAATGCGCCGTCTTTCTTCGCGTCAAACGCTGGCCCCAGGAACGGATCCGCTGTGGAATGCGCGGTCCCTATCTCTTCGAAGAGTCCATAGAAAACCTTCATCGCCGGGCCGATCCTGACCGTGATTTCATCCGCAGAACTTTCTGAATTACGCTGAGAGACAATCTCGTTACCCGCCAACCGTCCTGTGTCGCGGGGAGCTCTTGAGGCAGCTTCCGCGCGGATCAACTCGCCGCCTCGTTTCGTGGCCTTAACGAGCGCTTTTCGCTGGACGGTGAGCGCGAGGTCCTTTAGTTTTGCTTCGAAGTTCTCTATTCCGATTAGCGTCGGCACGGGCTTGCTCTCTTTTGGCTTTCGATTTAAGAAAGGCGTCTTGCGAGGTTTTCAATGCCATCAGAGCGGCATAGAATTCCTCAGGACCTTGAGGTTTGTCCGCTTCGAACTTCGGCATGAAATCTTCCGGCTTGAATGCCTTCCGATCCTTGCCGCGGTTGACGTTGGCGATGATGGAAGAGACGATCCCGGTCCGCAGCCAATCGCCAAACTCTCCGAATGGTTCGATCTTTTCGAGGACCATCCAGTGGTAAAACTCCTCGGAGGACATGCGCGACATCATTTCGTCGCGGGTCATCCCCCCAAGGTGAGCGGCCAGCCGGAACGAAAACCGAAGCTCCGGCCGGCCTTTTAGTTTTTTTCTATTGCTTTGGCGTCGGGATTGGATCTGGCCGCGATCGCATTCTGAAGGCGCGTGAAGATGGGAAGCTCAAGCTTTTCAACCTCCTCCGCGCTTTCAAAGAACGGTTTACCTTCATCGTCGAAGACGCAGGAGAGGATCGACTTGATCGCAAGGTCACGTTCCTTTCCGGGTTCGTCTTTCGCGAACAGAAGTCCAGCCGGGAGTGGGCCGACCATAACGGCTCCGTCCCATTCTGGAATCTCGACCTTATCGGTTCTGGACGGACGGGGAGCAGACCTTTTTAAAATGGTGCTCAAGGTGCACTCCTTACGTCAGTTCGATCGGGCCAGTGACCTTGAAGTTGAAGGTCATCTCAAGCGGGTTGTTCGGGTCGGGACTGATCTCCCAACCGAGAACCAGGGCGGAAAATGTGAACGTACCGAGAGATCCCGGCAGTTCGATCTCGAAGTCACGCGCGACCGCGTCGTCATGATCATCGATCAGGCCGGATTGCGTTGCGTCCATGATCAGGTTCGTCATCACGGAGAACTCTGCGCCGTCTTTCAGCGCCAGGATGTATTCCTTTGTCGAATCGGGGCTGTCCATGTGCGTCACTTCCACGAGTGACCGCTTGGATCCGAAGGACCCGATATTGCGGACTTCTCCGACGAGGTGCGATTGCGGCGGGCTCGCGTCATCGTAGCGTTTCAGATATGTGTGATAACCAAGTACGGCTTCGGTTGCGGACATGGGGTTGCCTCCTGTTGCGGGTTAGGGGTTGAAGTTCGCGGCAACAAAAAAGGCCCGGCTCCCCATTGCTGGAGAGCGGGCCTTGATGGCAGCCGCAGAGTTGCGAGTTAAGTTGCTAGATCAGGTTCGGGTCCGTGTAGTGGATTTCGAACTCCGTGACAAAGTTGTGCGTTTGGGTTTTGTCGTCAAATCCGTAGGCGTGCGCCAAAGTCGTTTGAAAGATCGCCTGGACGTCGATGGATTCGAGAGGCGACGTTGCCGGGATGGATACCACTCCCGAGTAGTCGTTGAGCGCGATAGAAACAGCCGCGTCAAGCTCCGCCGCCGTTCCGTATTTCCTTTTCCCCTTGTCTGCGCTGAAGACGTGGATGCGCTGAGAGACCAGAGAGCATCCGCCTTCCATGACTTGGATGACGCGACGGTTTCCTGTTGCGGGAGCCCTGTACGCGATTGCCGGGTAGCCTTCCAAGTCTTGAGGCAGGACGCCTGAGAAAATTCGTCCGCCGACAAGCGCGATCACTCCCGAGTCCGTGCTCAGGAGCTTGTAGACGGCCTCTTCGATCAGCACCGTTTTACCGGCTTTCCCTCGCCTCGATGATCATTTCGCGCCGCTTTCCATCAACCGGCAATGGGGGATAGATGTCCCAATAGGTCACGCCCAAAGGACTGGAGTACTCGTCAAAGGTCATGGCGATTCGATGCCGGGAGCAGT